TCGAAGTAGCAACTCAAGAGCTGACTTCAGCATTCAATGAACCAGCAGTAAGACTCGACACAATCCAAACACCTGACTCGTTTGCTTTAAGCCTCGCACTCGGAACACCAGAAATTCATTTCGATTATGTGTTTGAACCTTCAACACTCACTTTGGCTCTAACAGAACAAACTCCAACGATTAACCACGATTTCGTGGTTTTCCCAGATGCACAGGCACTGGCTTTAACCCAACACGCTCCAGACATAAACTATGACTACACAGTTGAACCAGCCACGCAGGCATTGAGCCTAACACTACAGACTCCGACATATATTTGTGACGGCTGCGTTTCACCAGCCGCTCTGACTTTAGTTCTTGCACTGGGAACGCCTGACATTGAGTTCGACTTTGTTTATTCAGTTCCATCGGCTCAAGCTCTGGTTTTAACCGAGCAAGTACCAATAATCAATTACGACTACACAGTCAGCCCAGACACACAGGTCATTTCCGCTGAACTAAAAGACCCAACCTACGCCTTTGATTTCGTGGAAAAAGTAGGAGTTCAGGCTTTGGCTCTGGAACAACACACGCCAATATTTTCAACCAGTACACACTTTGAACCAGACACGCTGGAATTAATTTCGGCTCTACAAACACCGACTTACAGGAGTGACGCAATAATTACACCCGATGCCATTGCTCTATTACTCGGACTACAAACGCCCACTTTTGCTTTTGATTACGTCTACGAAGCAGCATCCCAGGCTCTCGGGTTAACACTCAACGGCGGGGACGTTGTAGTTAGACTGATTATTTCTCTAACAGCAATCCTGAACGACAGAGACTTGTCTGCCACCATGAACGACAGAACACTCACTGCAATCTCTGCATTGGACTAAAACGATACATTTATATAAATATAATTGTATTATATATCATGCCAATGGAGGTTTTGGAGAATGAAGGAATTAATCTGCAAGGTTGCCGACTGGGCGGGTTGCATTCAACCGTACAAGACTCACATTAAAGTTCTTGAAACAGCAAAAGACGTGTGTGTCCAGGACGTAAGCGACTTAATTAACGAGAAGCAAAGGCTCAGAAGCAAGTACAACGATTTAACTGAAGAGAAAATAATCCTAGAGGATAGACTCAAGGAAATCGGAGACGAGTCAATTAATCCAACCACTGTGCCAAACAAGAGCATTTTGTACAGCCGAAAGATTTACTTGAACAAAAAGTGGTACAATGCAAAAATTAGCATTAGAAACTTCTTTACAGTAAACGATGACGTGTACAAGGACAAACTCAAGGACAAAGGATTGTTTATTACATGTGAGGAAGAAGTCGACCAGTTGGTTCCAGCGATTTATAATTTAGCCAAACAGAACTACAAGTATGTTTACGATTCCACTCATGGTTTCAGCGAGTACTGGTTGTTTCCTTGGGAGCTCGATTTTAATGTCAGAAAAGGACTTGGCGGGGATTGTGAGGACTGGAGTCACAAGATTGTTTCAATGCTGCGAATAGCTGGGTTGCCAGCCAACAGAGTATTTGCTTCGTGTGGGTATACAAGAAGCGGTTTTGGGCATAGCACGGTTTATGTTAGAGACTACGCTGGAGTTTGGAGGCACTTGAATTCAACGAGACCGCATTACAAGAGACCAGTGTTATCGGATTACCCAAGCAAAGATGACGAAGCGGATTCGATTGGAATTAGACCAGGCGGGTTTTGGTTTAGTGCCAATGACAGGATTAGCATTTCGAAGTTTGAGACAGCGGAGTCAGAGAAGCTGTTCAAGAAAGAGTCAGCGTTGAAGGCAGTGTCGATTAAAGACCTGCCAGTTGGCTACGGAGGAATTTAAACGAAATATTCTCTTGAAGAAGTGCTTGCACAGAAACCAGACGCTCAGTGCGTGTGTTGTGGTGCTTGGTTTTACCAGAATACGATAACCAGAAAAAGAATCAGGTGTCCTTGTTGCTCCGAGAAAAAGAAAAAGTCCCCCAGGCAACTGAAAGAACACTATAAGTACATGAAAAAGTACAGTAAAAGACCAGAAATAAAACAAAAAACAAGAGAATACCAGAAAAAGTACCTTGAAAGACCAGAGGTAAGACAAAGAAAAAAAGAATACTACCAAAGGTACTGCAAAGAGTACTATGGGAGACCAGAGGTAATTGAAAGAAGAAAAAAACAATACCAACAAAGAAAATTACTGAGTAACGCACTTAAAATTAATTAGGAGGAATTAGATGAAAAAGGAAGGAATTGAAAAATACACGAAAGATTTGACTGCGTTTATTGAAACAGAATTGTCTCATAAGAGACTCGCAGAGCATATCTTTAGTGAATTAACCAGGTGCAAGCAGTTCACTAAGCCAAAGAAAGACTCCAGTAAAGTATTTATCCCGTTTTTGATTGAAGTTGACGTGTCTACCGAAGAGCTAACTATAACTATGCACAAATGCTTGAGTGACGGCAGGATAGGTTCAGACTGGATAAGAAAACAAATGGAAGACAGGTTGTTTAAATGACTAAAAAGCAGATGGAGGAATTGAATTGGAAGTGACAAAGTATTACTGTGATAGGTGCGGTAAAGAACACAAGTATCTAGAATTAAATTTAATCCAGGAAGCAGTCACCCCCAACTATGGGGCTGATGTAATCAAACACGACTTGTGCAAGGCTTGTTTAACGGAATTTAAAAAATTCATAAAAGACCGAAAGGCATAAATAGTTTGACTGCGTTATGGCATTGTATGGCAAAATTCAAAGATAATATTGTGGTGCGTAGTGACTGAAAATTTATTCTTATCTCTATTGACCGTTAGTGGTGTAGTTATGGCAGATGGTGTTGATGGTGGAATAGCTGACTTTCGGAGTTGGAAAAGTGTCGCAACGATTTACTTTCAAGAATTGGATAAAACAGCATACAGAGCAGACGAAGGAAAAGAACTTACAGACAAACAAAAAAAGGCACGAATGATAAAATATTGGCTTTCCTTAAAAAATGGTGGTTTAGTTGAATGTTATTCTCCTGAAGATTTATTTTGGGGGACATTGGATAATTCCGCTGTAAGTGTAGGCAGTCAATCAACAGACGGATTCAAAATAATTGATTCCGTACCAGTGGTAAGAGTAAGGCAAAAGCCTTTTCTACCCAGCGGAGTTCAACTGAGACAAGAATTAATTAAACAAGAGGTTTTGAATTGAAGCGCAGTCGGCTTGAGATTGAACGACTAAAGGCAGAGATGCTTTCTCACTTGAGTCAAAACTTGAGGTACTCTGACATCCAGGCTATCATGGAGTCAGACCACGGGATTCCAAAGAGGACGTTTGCACGGTACTGGAAGTCTTTAATGAAGGAAGAGCAAGACAGGTTGTTTGAACAAAAAAAGGACTTGTTGGTTGGATTCATTAAACGCCATGAGCGCAGGATGCTGGAAGCCCAAAAGCATTACACTGAGTCCCAGAACCGCAACTGGTGGTATGCTACTCATAATGCTGACAAGGATTTTATGCATGTCATGGGTCAGATTGGAGCTCTGGATATTAAGCCGCAGGAGCTTGAGGTTACACTTAAAACGAGGTTAATGGATGCACTCGAAGAAGCAAGAAAAACACACAATGGTTGACGTTTTCTCCGACCCAACGGCTTTTTTTAGGTTTATAACTGGAGAACAACCAACTGAGTACCAGCGAGCTATTTTGTTAGACAAGTCAAAAAATATTACTATTCGTGCTGGAAGGCAAACTGGAAAGACGGAAGTCGTTGCAGTGAAGGTATTGTGGCACGTTATGCTAATGAGAAATTACACGGCTCTGATTTTAGCTCCGACTCTCAGGCAGTCGAGTATTGTATTTAATAAGATTGACATGTTTTTGATTAGAAACGATTTTCTTGGAGACAAATGCAAGTATCACTCGAAGACTTATATCAGCCTTGATAATGGTTCAGAGATTTATAACTTAACTGGTCGAAATGCTGACTCGGTTCGTGGGTATTCTCCTCATTTGATTGTAATTGACGAAGCAGCGTTTATCAAGGACGAGGTTTTCACGGCAATCGAGCCGTCTATGGCTACGACTAACGGGACAATGATTTTGACTTCTACGCCTTTTGGCAAACAAGGAAGGTTTTATGAGTCACACGAAAAGCTAGATTACTTTAGCAGGTACCATATTCCGTACACGGACTGTCCGTTTACTAACCTTGAATATATCGAACGAGAGAAATTGAATAAGACTGAAATGGAATTCAAACAAGAGTACATGGCAGAGTTTGTAGAGGAAGCAGATGCTTTCTTTCCAGTGTCTTTGATTAAAGAACTTTTCTGGGACATTGAGAAAAAATATGAAGTAGAAGAAGGATGGGATTATTATCTTGGCGTTGACCAGGCACGGTATGGAACTGACGAAACAGTTTACACTGTATTAAGACACAGACAGGTTCACGTCGAAGAACCGCTTGGGCACTCGGTTTCAGAAAAGCAAAGGAGCGACTGGGACGAGTTCAATAATCACGTTAACGAGTTTGGTGACGTGGATGTTATTGAAATGTGTTACTGGGATTCTACTTCTAAAAAGCCGATGACTGATGTAATGGGCAGAGTGCAGGTTTTACACGATAACTTTGATTTTAGAAATATTTACATTGACAACAATGGAATTGGTGCTGGTTCTGGTGATTTTTTGAACGAGGCTGGTTTGCCGATTGAATTAAACCAGTTCAGTCAAAAGTCAAAGCATGAGATTTACACTAACTTAAAGCTTTTGATGGAGCGGTCACGGGATAAGAAAGGAATTATTTTTAGGATTCCAGACCATAACAAGTTAAGTTGGCAGTTGGCTGAAATGCAGTACAAGTACTCGAGTAATGGGTTAATGAAGATTCATCACCCAGATAAACCAAATGCTCATGACGATTATTGTTTTGTGGCTGGAACTAAAATATTAACTAACAACGGGGATAAGAATATTGAAGAAATAACCGTGGGTGATTTGGTTATGACAAGAAATGGGTTAAAACCTGTTTTGGGAGTGGGGAGTAGAGTGACAGATGTTATTTCCAGATTTGGTTTAACTGGTACTCTTGACCATCCGTTCATTACAAAAACAGGCATAATTCCATTTTATAAACTTAAGGCATCACATATACTATACATATGGAACGTGAAACAATTAGCTATCGAGGAAAAAAGTATCACCGATATCCTGAATCAAAAAGAAGACATCTTAGAGTCTATTACTGGTGCCACGACAAATGGAAAACAAGCCCAAAAGCGCTCCACAGACAAATCTATCAAAATAACTTTGGGTCAATTCCAAAAGGATTCGTTATCCACCACAAGGACAAAAACACAGAAAACAACAAGCCAGAAAACCTCGAAGCCATGCCAAGAGGAAAACATAATTCAATACATTTCACAGAAGAACAAAGAAACAAAGCAAGAGAAAACCTCGCAAAATACGCTCGACCAAAAGCTATCGAATGGCACAAATCAGAAGCAGGAAGAGAATGGCACAAGCTACATGGAAAGAAAACATGGAAAACAAGAAAAACACTCAGAAAAAATTGTGAAGAATGTGGAAAAGAATTTGACGATATTACAAGAAGAGAAAAAACAAGATTTTGCTCTAGATTATGTGGACAGAGAAATTGGTGTAAAAGAAACAGTTTACAATCTAAAGATAGCTGATTCTCACGAATATTTTGCTAATGGTGTGCTTGTTCATAATTGTGATTCTCTGGCGTTGGCTGCGAGTTTCAAGATTGTCCCGAGAGGAATCTTCACCAGCGTTTAAAAGCGATAAGCTTATATATAACGGGCGTGTATAATTAAACATAGCATCCCATTCATTGCTCGAGCAAAGTTTGGCTTCACAGTTATGAGTTTCACAGATAGAGTCCAGAGTGCAATGCAAGGATTCACTAATGGGCTATTTGGTGCTGGCACGGAGCCAGGTGTAGCGGTAGATGTAAGCAAAGGTTTCTACAAAGCTGTTGTTCCTAATTTTTTGTACAAGCCTCCTTTTGGATTTCCGCTAAATAAGGATGTTCCCGACATTAGGCGGTTGTCTAAGACTCCTTATGTTGACATGATTATCCGGACGATAGCGTCAGAGATTTCTTCGCTCGAGTGGCAGATTATAGCAAGAGACGGAGTAGACGTCCCAGACGAAATACTTGAAAAGACCCGAGCGTTCTTTTATAACCCGAACAGCAACGATGAATCGTTGGACTATTTTCTCAGAGCGTACGTCAGAGACTTGCTCGAAGTAGACGCTGGAGTTATTGAAAAGGCATACAATGGCTTTGGTGACTTTGTTGAAATGTTTGTCAGAGACGGAGGTTGTCTTGATTATAACACTCTTGTTGAAACGAGCTTAGGCGATATTGAAATTGGAAAGCTTGTTAAAGACAAAATAAAGTGCGATGTTAAGTCTTGGAATTTTGAAGAAAAAAAGTTTGAATGGAAGCCAATAATCGGGTGGGTAAACAATGGTCCTGCAACGGAATGGATTAGGCTTTATACTAAGACTCATAAAAAGTATAGGTCTTTGACTTCAACAAGCCATAAGATTTGGACTTCTGATGGCTGGAAGTTATCTGAAGACATTGAGGTTGGTGACAAGCTTTTTACTCAGTGTCCTGTTCTTAACGAAACACAGACTCAGATTTTGATTGGTTCTTTGCTTGGGGATGGAAGTATAACTGGTGCTGGCAGTGAGCATGGAAAGTTTCATTACAAGGAAACTCATTCGATTAAGCAAAAAGATTATTTACTGTGGAAGATGGGGAATTTTGAGAAATTTAATCCAAAGTACAGTGAATACAAATCAAGGTTTGATGAAAACTGTCCTGAAACAATTAAGTGCGAGTTTGTTACTGAAAAGAATATTGTCTTTGAAGAGTTTAGGAACTTGAAGTATCCAGTGCCAAAGAAAGAATTGCTTGCAGAGCTTGATGTTCTTGGATTGGCTGTTTGGTTTCAAGACGATGGTTATTCTTACAAAAATCGTGACTCTGTTGACTTTTCAACTCATGGTTTTTCATTAGAATTTGTTGAACAGGCAAAGGATGTCATTTTCAAAAAGTTTGGTGTGGAGTTTAAAATCAGGCTTGACGGTAGGTTTGAAGACAAGTTTATTATGTGTTGTAGTGGAGACAATGCAAGAAAGTTTAAGAAATTAATCAAGCCGTTTGTTCACAATTCCATGGCTTATAAAGTAAATGAAGAATCTCTCACGAACAATTTGCCTGTTGACGCTTCGATTGGCTTAACGCTTGTTGAGGTAGAGGTTTACAAAAAGGAAATTGTGAAAAAGTATGATACTCGGTATGATATTGAAGTTGCTGACAATCATAACTTTTTTGCCAGAGGAAAGCTTGTGAGTAATACTTTTACAAAAAACCCGAATCTTCACGGTGTTCTCCCACCGAGTTTCTTGGATAACGAGGCTCCTGAGAAAAACCTTGCTTACCAACAGGATTTTAACGGCGGAGTAGACAACACGCCTTTTTTGAACAACGACCAGTACGCTTACTATCAGTACGGTTGGCTAACGGGAAGCAGACCGATTCCGTTTGACCGCAGAGAAATATCTTACGGGATACTTAACCCACGCTCAGATTCTATTTATGGAATGTCGCCTGTTGAAGTTTTGCTTGATGTCTTACAGCTTTTGACTTACGGGATTGAATCTAACCTTGAGTACTTCGAGGACAACAATATCCCGAAAGGAATATTCAAAATGGTTGGAGCAAACAAACAGGACATTGAAGGCTTTGGTCAGATGTGGAGAGAACAGCTCCGCAAGAAAGACCCAAGTGGCAAGTGGCGTAAGAGATTCCACAAGATGCCTATTTCAAACAAAGAAGGAGAATTTGTAAGAGTTTCGTTTAGCAATTTAGAACTCGAGTTAATTGAACAACAGAAGTGGTTCACGAAGATTGTCTGGGCTTGTTTTGGCATCACCCCGTCAGAGCTTGGTTTTACAGAGGACTCAAATCGTGCCACTGAAGTTGTTCAGTCTGCTGTTGGTAAAAGAAAAACTATCGCTCCTATTGTTCGTAGAATTGAGTATCACTTTAATACGGACATCATTAACAGTTTGCCTTGGATTAAAGGAACACCTTACGAGAATAAAGTCCTGTTCGATTTTAACAAGTTTGACCTCCAAGAAGAACTCGCTAAAAGGCAACTGTACTGGGGAGACATCAAGGTCGGTTTAATGACGAAGAATGAGATTAGAGAAGAACTCAATCTTGAACCACTGGACGGCGGGGACGAACTCGCTGGTACAATGAATCCTTTCATGGCACAGAATACCGCCGACCAGTTTGACCTTGAAGAAGACGAGGCGAGTAAAAAGAAAACCGAGGAAGAAAAGTCTCTTGATTCCAGTAGTCCTTTGGCTATTGGTCCGTTTGAGGAAATGACTCCAGTTAAAGTAATTGGGATTGCCAAGAAAGAACTTAACGAAAGTAAAAAAAAAATTAAAGCTATTTTGATGCGTGAGGCTGGAAACTTCACGGTGTCAGAGGTTAAAGCACTTGATTCTAATTTTACAAAAAAGGTAGCTGAGTTAGTTAGCCTGGGTGTTTTCACTGAGGCAATGGCTGAGCTTCTGAGGCGTAGTTTCTTTGCGGGAATGGATAAAGTCGGAGTGCTATTGAACATGAACGTAATTCCCAATCAGTCGGCGGTAAAGTTTATTGAAGATTATACTTTCGGGAACATTCAAGGACTCGAGGAAGAAATGAAACAAAAGCTTCGAGCGGAACTACAGCGTGGATTGATTAACAGAGAAACGCCGACGCAGCTCACTAAGAGAGTGGATAAGATTTTTAACGATGGCTGGAATCGTTCAGCCATGATTACTAGGACTGAAGTTAATCGTGCGAAGAACTATGGTGAGCTTGATGCCTATCGTCAGTCTGGAAAGGAAGTAATCAAGGAATGGTACAACCCGATAGCTGAAGCTCCTGTTTGTGTTAAACTTGCTGGGTCAAAGATTCCACTAAATGATATGTTTGAATTTGAAGGCAAGGTTTACGATGCGCCACCAGCCCACCCGAATTGCAGGAGCCAGTTAAAGTTCTATATTGTAGGTGAGGACGATGGGTTTACTAATTGACGTCGACATTAATCGCTTCAAACTCTTTATTAGAGGAAGCACGGCTTTTTATTGGACTGAATCCAGTAGATCCTTTATACTTCTCAAGCCGATTAGCGCTAACGAAGTCGCTCGGACTATTGTAATGAAGACCGTCCCCGAGTCAGACGAAGCTTTTAGGTTTCGGGAACTTTACAAAGACGGAGCTGTTTATGTGTGGAGGTTCATTTTTGACGGTGTGGACCTCTCTATCCCGTCTTCGTTAGAACAGGTAACGAGTGGAAGTTGGAATCGAATCCAGGTAATTTATTAAAAAACATATCTAATCTTTCATAAAAAGCGAAAGCCTTATATATAACCTCATTGTAATAATATTGACTTTGATATAATTATTTGAGTCATGCTAAGAGAGTTGGTTTAATTGTCGCTAAATGAAAAAGTCAAAAACACTTATTTCTTCTATGGGTCAGAACTCAAGTCAAACGACGGAGACTATGTAAGTGGATATATTTCCACGGGGGACTTGGATTTAGTAAAAGACATTGTTACACCTGATTGTATGACGGATATGCTTGAGCAGATGAAAGACCGCTCTATTAAGATAGATTTAGAACACGAAGCTTTCAGAGGCAAGAGCGGAGTCGAGAAAGAGATTAACAAGACAATCATTCCAATTGCAAAGATTGAGGATGCTGTTCTCGAAACTCGTGGAATTAAAGTAAAAACAAAGCTTAATCGTTACAATAAGCGTTATGACGAAGTAAAAGGCAGTATTGAAGACGGTTTTTTGGATGCGTTCAGTATAGCGTATATTCCAGAGAAGGTTTCAACGGAAATAAAGAACGGCGAGAAAATCAGGAGACTTGAAAAGGTTACACTGCTTAACGTAGCGTACACTGGTAACCCAGTTAATTCTGGAGCTCAGTTTACAGATATTATGCTTAAATCAATGAATGATTCATTCGGAGGTATCATAATGGCAGAAGAAAAGGAAAAGGAAGTTCCAGCGGAAGTTCCTAAAGAAAAAGAAGCTCCTGTCGAAGAGCCTAAAGAAAGCGCAGAAGTAAAAGCACTCAAAGAAGAGATTATTTTACTGAACGCAAAGCTTAAGGCGGAGGAGGAAGCTCCAAAGGAACCAGTTCCAATCGAACCAGCTCCAGCGGAACCAGATAAAGTAGAAGAGAGACTTGCGGGTCTTGAAGCAAAATCAGTAGAGTACGAAGCACAGTTGAAAGCTTTCAAGAAACCAATAGTAAAAGGCATCGTAGAAGAGAAGTCCGCCGGTGTACCAGAAAAAAAGTCAGTCGGACCACTCGATGATTTATAGGAGGAATCATGATGGAAGGAACACCAAGTTACCAACATTCATTCGGACTATTGCCCGATAAAACAGTTTATCAAAATTCATTTCATGAAATAGACATGAGAGCAAAACTCAAGTCACAGTACGACACGGGCATGGAGAGAGCTCAGGCAGAACTGAAAGCACTCACTACAAGCGCAGGTGGAACTGGAACGGCAGGAAATGCTTTAATTCCAGTTTACGTCGACCCGAGAATCGTTGACAGAACGAGGAAATTCACTCCTTGGGTTGAAATTGTGCCAAGAGTTACAAACATGGGAAAGGAAGCAGATTACAACGTAATCACTGCAAAAGGCAGCGCAGTTACAAAAGCAGAAGATGCTTCACTGGCAGATGTCACAGACACTGAAGACAGAGAGTCTACAAGCATTAAGTACTTGTACTCGGTTGGAAGAGTAACTGGACAAATGCAAGCGGCTATGCCTGCTTACATGGTGCAAGGACTAATGCCTTCGGGTACAGGTTCTGCAACAGCGACTTTCAATTCACCGAGTGCGCCTAACGCAAAACAGTACGAAGTTCTCAAGAGAGCACAGGCACTTAGAGAAAAGGAAGAGAACTTAATCTGGGCTGGAGACGCTTCTACAACCGCAACAGAATTCAGCGGAATTGTAAAACTACAGTCAACCACAAACCAGTTGGATAAATCGGCAGCGGCACTTGCATGGGCAGACATTGAAACAGCAGTCGGTTATGCTTTCGATGACTCAGGCAGACCAAATGTTGCAGGATGCGACAGGTCAACCATGACAGACATCAGAAAAATCATGACTGATACTTTTAGATTCCGTCCAGGTGACCTTAAAGGAACCGCAGGATTCGGAGTTCCAGCGAGTATTGTGATTGAAACAATGGTTGGAGAAATCCCAGTAATCCCATCACAGTATCTTTCCACAACCACGGGAGCAAAACAGATTTTCTTCTTGGATATGGAGTATATTGAAATGAGAGTACTGCAGGACATGACCTACGAAGACTTGGCTAAAACCAACGACTCGCAGAAGTTTATGTTAAAGATGTACGAGGCACTGTTGCTTAGAGCACCACAGTTCAACGCCTTTATCGACAACATTGCTTAAGCTTAACAACCTTGCTTGAGAGGCTCGGCGAGAGCCTTTAATCTCGCCACGAAACATTTAGGAGGAATTCATAATGACAGGAGCAACATTAACAGTGACAAAAGTTGTCCCGCAGCTTGGGAAAACTTTGATTTACTTTTCAGTCACACTTGACGGAAGCGCAAAAGCAGACTTTAGCGATTACACGACAGTCGATTGGATTGAAGCAGTAGACGTTACTTCACTTGCACCCGAGGACGCAACAGCGTACACGGCGGCAGGAGACATAACTTTCACTAACGCAGCTAATGTAATTAAAGGCATGGCTTTAGTGAATTTGTAAGGAGGAATTTGAGATGACAGGAGCAACACTAACTGTAGTTAACACAGTTCCGCACATGGGTAAGACATTGATTTACTTTTCAGTAACTCTCGATGCTTCAGCAGACGCAAGTTTTGCTGATTACACAACCGTGGACTGGATTAGCGCAGTAGACGTAGATACACTCGCACCAGAAGATGCAACAGCATACACTGCAGCGGGAGACATCACGTTCACAAACGCATTAAACGTAATCAAAGGAGTAGCACTGGTCAACTTATAGTTGACTAACTAAAGGAGGAATTGATATGACATTATCAGCAGCAACTGGGATAGTATCTTCACCGTACAATGCTTCGGGGGAACTAACTTGGTCAAACAACATAGTTATGACAGGAGACTTGACTGTTTCAGGAGACTTCACTTTTGGTGATGCTTCAACTGACACTCTTACAGTAACAGGAGTATTCGAGAAAACAGGAACTTGGGCGGCTGGATTAAATAACTCGGCGATAGCAGTCGGTAGTTATGGAACACCATTGGCTTTAGGTGAAGTTTCAGAGCATTATATCGGTCAGTGTATTCACTTATCGGCAACAGTAGATGACAGTTCAAACATTATTGTCGGACACTACAGGTTCACACCAACAGCAGACAGCGATGACATGATTGCGCAGGCAGTTTATGGTGCAGTAAGCGTTGTGTTTAACATGGCAGATGCTTATGGTTGTAGAGGAGCAGTAACTTTATCCACAGCTTCAGACGCAAACCAATTAGTCGGAGTAATGGGGAACGTTTATGTTTCAGCAGCGGCAACACTTGACGCAACTGGTGGATGTTACGGAGTCTATGGCTCGGTGGCAGTAACTGGAAGTGGAACAGCAGATAGAAACATTGCGGCAGGTTATTTTACCATGCGACCAAATACAGTTAACACAGCTGGACAGATGTCTTGCGTTGTAGCTGACATGGGTGGTTCAGGATATGCTGACTATGGTTTCTTAGCACAAGTCGGAAACAACAATGTTGAAGAAGCAGCGATTGGAATTAAAGTTTCAGACAGCGCAGTTTTAGCTTCTGGAATTAAATTCGCAAGAGACACAGCGGGTTCAATAACTCACGCTTTTGAATTTGAAGCCGTGGATTATACACCAATCACCGCAGATTCAGGAACGCCTGGAGCAAATTCAACACACAAAATAGCAATTGATGTCGGCGGAACAACAGCATACATCGCAGTATATGCAGACTACTAAATAATGGTTGTTGGGGGGGACTTAGGTCTTTCCTTTACCATTTTTTTAGTTAGGACGGAGGAATTCATTATGAAGGTAAAACTGAATGTGATGGAAAGGCTTATGGCTATGGGAATTTTACCCAAAGAAGGTAATTTTGTGACCTTGAAGACTATCCGTGACACTACAGATAAGCTTGGTTTAACTGAAGCAGAGCTTAAAGATTTTGAAGTTAAACAAGACGGTGACAAGGTTAATTGGAACCCAAAAGGCAACGAAGAAGTTGAATTTGAGTTAGGTGAACGAGCAGTGGATTTATTTTCTGATGCTTTGAAGAAACTCAGCGAAGACAACAAACTAACTCAGCAACATTTTAGTTTATATGAAAAGTTTATTGACGCAGGAGGCAACTGAATGCCAACGATTACAGGTGGATTTTCCACAAAGGACCCAGATTTTGGAAAGAGAGTAGTGAAAGCTGCTGGGTGGAAGCTCGGATTTAAACCAGTTAAAGAAGAAAAGAAACCAGTTAAGAAAAAGACCACAAAGAAGGTGAAGTTCCATGGGTGATTACGCAGTAACAGATTGGACTACTCAAGGAACGCTTGTTGAAGTAGCAGCGGCTATTGAGACAAAACTTGAGACAATCGACACAGGAAAAACAATTAGGTTGCTTGAAACACATCACAACGCAGGAAAGATTTGGTACGCAATAATGATTTATGACGCATAGGAGGTAGTGAAATGAACTTTGAAAACAAGACAGAAAATCCAATTAAAGTAATTAAGTCTGAGAGAAAACAAATAAAGTCTTGGGCTACTGTATATCCAGGAAAAACCATAGCCACTGAAGACGAAAGATTTGCTAAAAGTTATGTTAATTCTGGATTGTGTAGACAACTCACGGAAATAAAAGCAATCGAAGGCAAGGCAGGAATTAAAAAGGTTGAGACAAAGGTCTTGATGAAAAAGAAGTGATTGAATGGCTACGAGGTATGTTTCAATAGAAAGTGTCAGAGCGGCTTGTGGAGTTACAGACGAGTTTATTTCAGATGACGACATGAGAGAACTGTTGAGTTACATGGAGTATTCGGTTGAACAGTATCTCAACACAAGGTTTTTGCCTTATTCTGTTGTTGAACAATACAACGGGGATGACAGCGAAAGGCTTATCGTGAAGAATAATCCAATTCTTAAAATCAGGCAATTGAACATTGATGGCACAGACATTGACATCGACGAGGTTAGATACGACCCGAACGGCGGGATTGTTTGGCTTAACTCTGGTGCTGATAAGTCGAGTTTTGTTTCGAAGTCAACTGAAAGGAATCTCATCAGGATTCAATACGATTACGGTTTGCTTGAGCCAACCACAACCCAGACAACTACTACAGCAGCGGAAGTCGAAGGAGACTCGGTTGTAGTCGCAGTAACCGACGCTACAGACTTTGAGGTTGACGACTATGTTCTCATTGAAGGCATGGATTCCAAGAGAGAAGTTTGCAGGATAACCGTAGAAGACGGGAATAATTTAACCGTGGACAACCTTGCGGTTTCACATGAGTCGGGGAGCGTTATGACGAAGTTCATGGTTCCAAAGGTAGCTGAGAGAATGATGTTAATTGCTTGTTCGATGGCGGCAGTGGCTCGTGTAGTAGGACAATCGTTCGATGAAATAACGGCTTACAACATTGAAGGCTTACAGATTAGCAAAGGAGAACCGTACACGCAGTGGAGAGAAGTTAACGTACAGCTCCAAAAGGAATGGAAAGAACTCAGGTTACATTTCCGTACAAGAACAGCAATATATTAATGGCTCCAAGGAGGAGTTTTAAATGGCAATAGGTGCAAAAACAGATTTCGATACAATTCTCGCAGAGAGAAAAGAAGCAGTTGACTGGTATGCGAATACTCAAACAACGGATTCTCAATCTGGTGACGAGATTGAATCTTTCGGAACTGCGACGAGCATTAATGCCATTTTGACAAGTATCCCATGGAAGGATATACATAACTCTTCTGGTGAGCTCACAGACCAAAATGCGTATTTGGTCGTAGGCAGCACGAACAGCGTTAACCTAAAAGACAAGATAGTTCGTGACAGCGTGAGTTACACAGTTGAAGATATACTCAAGCAAGTCTACGATGGCGGTACGCTGGTTTACAGAAAGTACTTGATTCGGAGGCTTGTTGACGATGCCTAATTTTAATGTCAAGTCAGAGAAAGAAGCTGATGCTTTGGTTCGAAAGTTCATTGACACGTTCATTGAAGAACTTGCTGTGACTATTCGGGATGAAGCCAAGATTAACATTTTGGTTCACGGGACTGATGACACTGGTGCTTTGAGGAACAGTATTACTGCTAAAAAGAAAAACTTTGGTTACCAGGTTAAAGCAGACGCACCACACGCAATTTATGTCGAGTACGGGACACTTCCGCATTATCCACCGATTGCTCCGCTTAAAGCATGGGCTCGCAGAAAGCTCGGGGACGAGAGTGCTGCTTGGGCGGTTCAAAAGAAAATCGGAAAATATGGAACTAAAGCACAGCCTTTCATGGAGCCAGCGTATCACGCTGGGTTTGAGTTGGCTTTTGATTCAACAGTCAAGAGGTTGAGAACATGAAGAAATTAAAGAATGCGTTTATGAATGAAATCAGGCGATTGATGACTGACCCAGCTGGGCGTGGAACTGATACTTCAGATACTTTTTCTGGAAATGCTGTGTTAACTGCTTTTGAGTTAACTAACAATTCTCTTATGCACGTTGACTCGGTTGTAGTCGATGGAACTACTATGACGCTTATTTCTGATTACACAATCGACTTTGGGTCGAGCGGTGGAGCTGGGACAATAATTTTCACTACGGCTCCGTCTGACGATACTGATAACATTGTTGTGTCGTACAGGTACGGGGTTAACTGGGTTTACGATGACCAGCCTCATGCAACTGCTTCCATGCCGAGAATCGCAATTCTTAACGTGGGTGGAGAGGTTGAAACTTCAGGCGGTGTAAGTGACAAGGTTGTGTTCAGGCATCCAGCTTACAGAGTAGGCATTTGGGTTAGGACAGGAAAGTCTTACTCGCTTGGCGGTTATTCTTACACGGGTTCAAAGTTGTTAGATTACATGATTTCAGATTTAGAGGATGCAATTCACACGATTAGAAACGACCAGACCATAGGTGACTTGATTGACATGAAAATTAATTCTCCTGTGTTTGTTGGATTGGATGAAAAGTACAAATTAAAAAGGAGCGAAAGCAGCGTGACGATTTACTTCAAGAAATCGTACAGTTAGAGGTGATTATAATGAGTGAGTTCAATAGAATGGTTAAAAAAAAGGCTATGGAAGCCCAAAAGGTTAAGCCTATGCCGAAAACAATCAAAGTTAAAGCAATTAAGGTAGATGAAAAGAGAGGTGAAGAGCAATGACTCTTGTAGGAGGAAAAAAGGTCGGCATCGTAATGGGTGTTGAAGCAACTTATGGAACAGACCCAGCGGCATACGATACAATCGGAATGCTTCAAGGCGAACCATCAGTGGCAGTAGATAATCAATTAGT